GAAAGACTGGAACAAGCTAGACTCGAACGCAAATTGGAAAGAAAGCGAAAGAAAGAGGCTGAGCTAAGAAGAAAGAAGCCACATTTGTTTAATGTGCCTCAGAAACATCCAAGAGGACGTTATGCGTGCTACCTGATGGAAAACGACATATTCGTGAAAGTTAAGAAGTAGATCATGACAGATAACGCACGCAAAGAATACCTAAATCAATTCTTTGGATCTAAGAGATATCTGTATCAAGATAACGAACGAGTGGCACATATCCATGTAGCAAACGGCAATTATTACTTTCACGGGCATATCGTACCAGGTTGGCAAGGCGTAAAGAAGACGTTTGATACAGCCGAAGAGCTAGAAATATATATAAAGCAACATGGTTTGGAATACGAGAAACAGAAGCAACTAACTTTATTTTAGAGGAGATGGAAATGATGAATAACCGCGAACAAATTGAACAGTCCGTTATAAGTGCTAGTGCGTATAACGGTAATGACACAGAGGGATTACTAAAAGAGATTGAGGACGTATATAAGAAAGCGCAAGCGTTTGATGAAATACTTAAGGGTTTACCTAATGCTATGCAAGATGCACTCAAAGAAGATATTGGTCTTGATGAGGCAGTAGGGATTATGACGGGTCAAGTGGTCTATAAATATGAGGAGGAGCAGGAAAATGAAGAAATTTAATGTCCAAATCACATACGCTGGCATGATTGAAGAGACTATCGAGGCTGAAAGTTTAGAAGAAGCAGAAATTGAGGCGGATTTTATTGCGATATTTGAAGCATCATTTAATTATGATGAATATGAAATTAATGTAGAGGAGGCACAGGAAAATGAATAACACATTAACAATTGATCAATTACAAGAGTTATTACAAATACAAAAGGAGTTCGACGATAGAATACCAACGCTGAACTTACGAGATAGCAAAATAGCATATGTAGTTGAATTCTTTGAATGGTTTAATACATTGGAAACGTTTAAGAACTGGAAGAAGAAACCAGGTAAGCCGTTAGACGTACAACTTGATGAATTAGCTGACATGTTGGCGTTTGGATTGAGTATTGCGAATCAAGTAGGAGTGTCATCAGAAGAGATAAAAGAAGCGATTGAATCAAGTTTTAAAGATACAGAATTTCACAAAATGTTTAATTTTAAAGATAAAGAATTTGCTCAAGACGCAGTTGTTAGTACACCACAGATAATATTCAAAGAATTTTATCCCGACCAACAAGCAATTGTTATAGTGATAGACATAGCTTACAACTTATATTCTATCGACCAACTCATTGACGCATACAAAAAGAAAATGAAAAGGAACCACGAAAGACAAGATGGAACAGCAGACGCAGGAAAAGGATACGTGTAAAGACATCTTAGATCGAGTCAAGGAGGTTTTGGGGAAGTGAGCGACATGTTAGAAATATTTTTAATAGGGTTTGGCGTTTATCTCTTTTATCGCATAGCAATTATTTTTCTTAAGAGTAAAAAGACTATACACACAAACATATATGAAATGTTAATGCTTGCTACTATCTTTATGATATCTACATTTGCTTATAAACATCAAAAGACGCATATCTTAATAGCATTTTTAGTAATGTTTTTTATGAGTAAGCTCAAACAAGTTCAAGGGAGCTATGAGGAATGACACAATACTTAGTCACAACATTCAAAGATTCAACAGGACGTAAACATACACACATAACTAAAGCTAAGAGTAATCAAAGGTTTACAGTTGTTGAGGCAGAGAGTAAAGAAGAAGCGAAAGAGAAGTACGAGAAACAAGTTAAAAGGGATGCAGTTATTAAAGTGGGTCAGTTGTTTGAAAATATAAGGGAGTGTGGGAAATGATTAAAAAACTTAAAAATATGGATGGGTTCGACATCTTTATTGTTGGAATACTGTCATTATTCGGTATAACCGCATTGCTACTTGTTGTCGCATTGCCTATCTATACAGTGGCTAGTTACCAAAACAAAGAAGTACATCAAGGGACAATTACAGATAAATATAACAAAAGACAAGATAAAGAGGACAAATTCTATATTGTATTAGATGATAAACAAGTCATCGAAAACTCAGACTTATTCTTCAAAGGAAAGTTTGATAGCGCAGACATACAAGCTAGGTTAAAAGTAGGTGATAAAGTAAAAGTTAAGACGATTGGATATAGAATACACTTTTTAAATTTATATCCGGTCTTATACGAAGTAAAGAAGGTAGATAAAAAATGATTAAGCAAATACTAAGATTATTATTCTTACTAGCGATGTATGAGTTAGGTAAGTATGTAACTGAGCAAGTATATATTATGATGACGGCTAATGATGATGTAGAGGCGCCGAGTGATTACGTCTTTCGAGCGGAGGTAAGTGAGTGATGTGGATTACTATGACTATTGTATTTGCTATATTGCTATTAGTTTGTATCAGTATTAATAGTGATCGTGCAAGGGAGATACAAGCGCTCAGATATATGAATGATTATCTACTTGATGAAGTAGTTAAAACTAAAGGATACAACGGGTTAAAAGAATACAGGATTGAATTAAAGCGAATAAATAACGATATTAAAAAGTAATTTATATTATCGGAGGTATTGCATTGAATGATAAAGATTGAGAAACACGATATCAAAAAGCTTGAAGAATACATTCAGCACATCGATAACTATCGAAGAGAGTTGAAGATGCGAGAATATGAATTACTTGAAAGTCATGAACCAGATAATGCGGGAGCTGGCAAAAGTAATTTGCCGGGTAACCCGATTGAACGATGTGCAATAAAGAAGTTTAGTGATAACAGGTACAATACATTAAGAAATATAGTTAACGGTGTAGATAGATTGATAGATGAAAGTGATGAGGATACGCTTGAGTTATTAAGGTTTAGATATTGGGATTGTCCTATTGGTTGTTATGAATGGGAAGATATAGCACATTACTTTGGTACAAGTAAGACAAGTATATTACGTAGAAGGAATGCACTGATCGATAAGTTAGCAAAGTATATTGGTTATGTGTAGCGGACTTTTACCCTATGTAAGTCCGCATTAAAACAGTTTATTATGTTAGTATCAGATTAATATTTAAAGTTATTAAATGCTAATACGACGCATGAACAAGAGGCGCATCACTATGTGATGTGTCTTTTTATTTATGAGGTATGAACATGTTCAAACTAATAGTAAATACATTACTACACATCAAGTATAGATGAGTCTTGATACTACTTAAGTTATATAAGGTGAAACATTATGATGACTAAAGACGAACGCATACGATTCTATAAGTCTAAAGAATGGCAAACAACAAGAAAAAGAGTGCTAGAAAGAGATAATTATGAATGTCAACAATGTAAGAGAGACGGCAAGTTAACGACATATGACAAAAGCAAGCGTAAGTCGTTGGATGTAGATCATATATTATCGCTAGAACATCATCCGGAGTTTGCTCATGACTTAAACAATTTAGAAACACTATGTATTAAATGTCACAACAAAAAAGAAAAGAGATTTATAAAAAAAGAAAATAAATGGAAAGACGAAAAATGGTAAATACCCCCGGGTCAAAAAAATCAAAAGCGATCAAAATACTTGGGGAACGGGCAGGGGCTCGACTTCGCGATAATTTTAAAAATCCATGTATAACCCCCCCTCTTATAACCATTTTAAGGCAGGTGATGAAATGGAGATTATAGTTGATGAAAACTTAGTGCTTAAAGAAAAAGAAAGGCTGCAAGTATTATATAAAGACATACCTAGCAATAAATTAAAAGTAGTTGATGGTTTAATTATTCAAGCAGCAAGGCTACGTGTAATGCTTGATTACATGTGGGAAGACATAAAAGAAAAAGGTGACTATGATTTATTTACTCAATCTGAAAAGGCGCCACCATATGAAAGGGAAAGACCAGTAGCCAAACTATTTAATGCTAGAGATGCTGCATATCAAAAAATAATCAAACAATTATCGGATTTATTGCCCGAAGAGAAAGAAGACACAGAAACGCCATCTGATGATTACCTATGATTAGTAATAAATACGTTGATGAATATATAAATTTGTGGAAACAAGGAAAGATAATTTTAAATAAAGAAAGAATTGATCTCTTTAATTATCTACAAAAACATATATATTCACGAGATGATGTATATTTTGATGAACAGAAAATCGAGGATTGTATCAAATTTATTGAAAAATGGTATTTTCCAACATTACCATTTCAAAGGTTTATCATAGCTAATATATTTCTTATAGATAAAAATACAGATGAAGCTTTCTTTACAGAATTTGCTATTTTCATGGGACGTGGAGGCGGGAAAAACGGTCTAATAAGTGCTATTAGTGATTTTCTTTCTACGCCCTTACACGGAGTTAAAGAATATCACATCTCCATTGTTGCTAATAGTGAAGATCAAGCAAAAACATCGTTTGATGAAATCAGAACCGTTTTAATGGATAACAAACGAAATAAGACGGGTAAAACGCCAAAAGCTCCTTATGAAGTTAGTAAAGCAAAAATAATAAACCGTGCAACTAAATCGGTTATTCGATATAACACATCAAACACAAAAACCAAAGACGGTGGACGTGAGGGGTGTGTTATTTTTGATGAAATTCATTATTTCTTTGGTCCTGAAATGGTAAACGTCAAACGTGGTGGATTAGGTAAAAAGAAAAATAGAAGAACGTTTTATATAAGTACTGATGGTTTTGTTAGAGAGGGTTATATCGATGCAATGAAGCACAAAATTGCAAGTGTATTAAGTGGCAAGGTTAAAAATAGTAGATTGTTTGCTTTTTATTGTAAGTTAGACGATCCAAAAGAAGTTGATGACAGACAGACGTGGGAAAAGGCGAACCCAATGTTACATAAACCGTTATCAGAATACGCTAAAACACTGCTAAGTACGATTGAAGAAGAATATAACGATTTACCATTCAACCGTTCAAATAAGCCCGAATTCATGACTAAGCGAATGAATTTGCCTGAAGTTGACCTTGAAAAAGTAATAGCACCATGGAAAGAAATACTAGCGACTAATAGAGAGATACCAAATTTAGATAATCAAATGTGTATTGGTGGTTTAGACTTTGCAAACATTCGAGATTTTGCAAGTGTAGGGCTATTATTCCGAAAAAACGATGATTACATTTGGTTAGGACATTCGTTTGTAAGACAAGGGTTTTTGGATGATGTCAAATTAGAACCTCCTATTAAAGAATGGGAAAAAATGGGATTATTGACCATTGTCAATGATGATGTCATTGAAATTGAATATATAGTTGATTGGTTTTTAAAGGCTAGAGAAAAATATGGGCTTGAAAAAGTCATAGCTGATAATTATAGAACTGATATTGTAAGACGTGCGTTTGAGGATGCTGGCATAAAACTTGAAGTACTTAGAAATCCAAAAGCAATACATGGATTACTTGCACCACGTATCGATACAATGTTTGCGAAACATAACGTAATATATGGAGACAATCCTTTGATGCGTTGGTTTACTAATAATGTTGCAGTAAAGGTTAAACCCGATGGTAATAAAGAATATATTAAAAAAGATGAAAATAGAAGAAAAACCGATGGGTTCATGGCTTTTGTTCACGCATTATATAGAGCAGACGATATAGTAGACAAAGACATGTCTAAAGCGCTTGATGCATTAATGAGTATAGATTTCTAATAGAGGAGGTGAGACATGAGTATTCTAGAAAAGATATTTAAAACTAGGAAAGATATAACATATATGCTTGATTTAGATATGATAGAAGATCTATCACAACAAGCGTATGTGAAACGTTTAGCGATTGATAGTTGTATTGAATTTGTTGCGCGAGCTGTCGCTCAAAGTCATTTTAAAGTATTGGAAGGTAATAGAATTCAAAAGAATGATGTTTACTACAAGTTAAATATAAAACCAAATACTGACTTATCAAGCGATAGTTTTTGGCAACAAGTTATATATAAACTAATTTATGATAACGAGGTTTTAATCGTAGTAAGTGACAGCAAAGAATTACTTATCGCAGATAGCTTTTACAGAGAAGAGTACGCTTTGTATGATGATATATTCAAAGATGTAACGGTTAAAGATTATACTTATGAATCGTCTACACTTAATTGGACAAATTCTATGAGAATAGATATTGTTAATTTAAGAAAGTAGGCGATTTTATTATGACAAGAGAAAGAAGAT